AAGATACTCTTGAACGCCTCATAATCCTCTAGATACTTGTCTGCATTTTCTGCAATCATCCTACCCACAAATTGGGGAGAGTGATAGTGATCCCAAGTATTTAACCTGTATTTCTTTGTGAGTTGGTTCTCCAAAGCCTGTTCACTAATCAACCCTAGAGGATTAGGATTGCCTGCATCAAATACTCCGTAGTAAAAGTCACGGGAGATCTTTCGTTTGTCATCAAATGATCGGTTCCAGTTGTGAATGTTCCCCCTCATGTTGTTGAAGGTTCCTTCAGCGTAGACTTCCCACTTTTCCATAATCATTCCCAAGAAAAACTAAGGGTAACCCTAGAAGATTTCACGATAGGATCGTGATAAGTACCTTTCGGTATGTAAATACTATCACCAGGAGTTAGGTCATAGATCGAACCGTCATCAAACCGATACGAAACTTCACCAATACTCTGGACGATCAAAACATCCATAGTATCATTGTGTCTACCAAAAGTCGAATTATCTTTACAAAATGAAAGATATACTTTTAGGACGTTAATGCCAGTTTCATCCTTTACATAATTAAATGCATCAGACAGTGTATTTGGGAAATAATCATTCTGCAATCTTAATCCAGGGAAATCTCTATCCTGAGAGAAAGGATAAGCTAACATAGCCATGATGTCTTCAGAGTTCAAGGCCAAACTATAAGTTTTGTTCTCCATTTCGTTGGAGACTTTTAGAATAACATCATCCCAAGTAATCTTTTTACAAATCTCAAAGTGATTTGGAGTAAAAACTACACTCATTTCTTAACCACCGAGATTGCAGGTTGACCTTGTTGGAAGATCGTATCCACCACAGCTTGGATCTTCTGGTGAGTAGAGATCCCAACTTTGTTGAAGACGGGAACAACAACCAGACCAAAAGATTTGGTGTAGTTGTCAACATCTCCAGGAACCAGTTCACCACTACGGATACGAGCTGCATCATCATGGTGCATCCGAATCACACGGCCGATGGTTTGGGAGATACCAATGTAGTCCATAGATCGCATGAAGATGACACCCTCAAGTCCAGAGACATTGATACCCTCAGAGAGGATAGAGTGATGTAGCACAACAAACTTCTTAGAGTCATCCTTACCCCATGCACTTAGGGTCTCAAAGAATACCTCACGATTCACCTTCTGACCGTTGATAATTGCACCAGTCTTTGCGGTGATGTAGAGATAGGAGAACCCACGATCTTGGAGTTGTTGGATGAAATCAGTCTCAGACATCAGTGCAGTGATCTGTTTGGTAGCTTTCGCACAGATCAACACTTTGTCCTTACCACATTCATCCAGAGTCTCAATCAAGTTAGTGCAATCCCGATCTGCGGGAATCTTACCCTTACCAACCATAGGAAGTTGTTTTGCGAGAACTTTAGGGGGCAGGATGTAACCACCTTCCACAAGTTCAGGTGCAGGAACATTACAAATGACCTGACCATAAACATCTACATCATTCATCCCAGGCTTACCGACTGCGAGGGAATGTTTTGGCGTTGCCGTAAAGAAGTAACAACGATCAGATTCCTGACTGAAGTATTCAGTTGCAGGGAAGAAGTGACGTTGCACAGAGTTGTGAGCTTCGTCAAAGTAGATAGTATCTACGGGGAGACGAGTTTGCTGCAGACGACCCAGAGAATGATAGGTGGTGAAGATCATCTTGTGACCGCGAGTGTTCACCCACCAGTTGACAATCTCTTGGGGTTTGGTAGAACTAAAGTGATGAGTTTCACCAGAGTGAATGTGCATCACACTTGCGTTGGTGATAAACTCTAGGAACTCAGAACAGAGTTGTTCTGCGAGAAGAATACGGGGAGCAACTATAACAATCGTCTGAGGAGTTTGATTCAGAAACTGACGGATTGCATCATAGATCATCTTCATCGTCTTGCCGCCACCAGTCGGAACGATAAGCTGACCTTTTCTATGCAGTTGCATAAGATCAACCGCACGTTCTTGATGTGGACGAAGAAGAGGAATCATCAAATTGCGTTTCAATACAGCTAGAATACACCCCTACCCCAGATGGGGCAAGGGCTTTTTGATCAGAGATCCTTATGGATCAGATTGTCTGTCGTGCGATTTCATCAACACGAGACCGCACAGCTTCATCAGCATTCTTGATGAAATCAAGGTAGTCAAGAGATGAATAACCGATTGCATGATTGTTGCAAGTCGGAATCTTTGCACGGAGAACTTTCAGACAATACTCATTGTAAAGTGAGACCAACCGAGCAACATTTACCTCTTCACCTTTGAACTTACCATTACCAGCTGTCAATACAACTTGGTTCACATCTTCAAGAAAACCATGAGAATAGTTGTTCCTTTCGTTGTAGATGTAGTTCAAGAATCCAGTGACAGAATCTACATTGTTATTGTCATCAATGTATTTGATGGAGTTCTTGAAAGAGTTGAGGAAAGATGTTGCAGCATAGGTAGCAATACCACCAACTTCTTTGTCAGAAACAACCTCAGTAAAGGCTTTGAGGTAACGACTGCAAGCTTCTTCGTTCAACTCACGAGATTTGGTGATTGACCGATAAGAAGTTGCTTCATAGTTTGCACTTGTGTTGGTCTCTGCAACACTGATGTTGAACTTAGCTAGGTACTTGTAAAGATTTACAGCCCAGGTTTCTTCTGCATGGTATGCAGCTTTGAATCGGTCATCAGTGTTCTGAGATGTGCGATAGTTGCAGTCTACATTGTGATCTGCAGCTTCAGTGCGAATGATTTCGGAGTAATCGGAATCATCTCCGTGAAAGGTAATTTCAGCTGCGATCTCTGCATCAGGATCAAGACCAGCTGCATACAACTTAGTTACACGATGGTTTCCTTTAGTAGTAACCAGTTTGCTGTTGTTGGGTCGTGCAAACAAAGAGATAAGTCCTGCAGCTTTATGGGAAAATCCACCCATACCTTGCAGATTTTTTGCTACATTTCCGTAGTGAATACGATCACCCCTGTTATAGGTGGTGTCCGTGTAGATTTCTTTTACTTTAACCAAAGCCACGATAGTGTCACCTTTCTTAGGGTTAAAGGCTCTTACTGCATCTTCATAAGGAAGAACGCCTTTAGGAGGACAATCAACTGGCTTAAGATTTGAAAGTTTGGTCTTTGTTTTGGTGTCAACTTTATCATTGTAAAGCTGCACAATGTTTTTCAGGGTCATAAAATAAACTCCGTTGTTAATCTTGGAACGGGATGAACTTTTGTCTTTGTTCATCATGAGGCCAGAATACATCAGTCAAAGAACTCTGTCAAGGCTCCTGACTGAGGTTTGAGGGTTTCGTAACAATACGAAATCTTCATGGAATCAAGAACTCTCATAATCAATTTGAGAGATCTTTGGTGTGGTCGTTGTTTCCAACCATACCAAGCTGTTTTCTTTCCTGTTGCATACGGAGGAACTTGTCCCACAAAGTAATACTGATCCGCAGTTACATCGTAGATAGTTTCACCATCTTGTAACCACCAGTGAGTATCATTCCGATAGTCAATTCCACTCATAGGAACTAACTTATCCGTGTCCATCAGGTAGAACAAAGCCTGAGTTGAATGGTAACAATGACCAAACATTGGGTTGGTTGCATTTTCTTCTCTGTACTTTTTGGTGAGAAGATCAGGCGTCAGTTGTCCAGCAATAATTCTACTTATTGCATGAATCACTGCGGGTTCATAAGAAAAAGGAAGAAACCTAAGAGAACGAGTCTCAAAGATTTCTTCCCCATCGTATCGGTGTCTCTCAACAACCTTCATCTAAACCCTTAAACCATTACCATACTTATTGTATCAAAAAGACTTCAAAAGAGCAAGCGTTTCAGAGTCAAACTCTTCGCGGATACCAGCATCAGGAAGCCAATCTTCGGGACCAGTTTCCATCAGAGATTCGTAAAGATCGTTCTCTTCCATGTAGTCGTAGTTGAAATCGTCGTTCATAGGTGAATCAGTTGAACAAGGCCAAGATAATGTGGATTGAGGTGGGAGTCAAGGGGCTGACCGATCAGAGATCCTTATCGGTTAGATCAGAATGCCTTTGCAATCTCTTTACGAATCTCTTGCACGGTTTCAAAGCTTTGACCCGCAACAACGATGAAGGCACGATTGCCACGGCACCATACAGAACCATGGTTTTGACCGATGATACCGAACTGGGCATTTTCATCACTGGGAGACATACCACGAGCACCTAGTTCAAAGAACTTGGCACGAGCAGCAGCACGACAAGCGACATTGTTAGCAACAGGAACTTCAGCATAAGTCAGCGAAGGAGGAATACCCTCACTACTAAATCCATTCGTAAGTCCACTCATAACAGTAGGAACTGGTTTAGGAGAGGTTACTTCTTCAGCAAGAATAGGAGCACACAGAGGAGTAGCGGGGATTGCTACAGCAGCGGCAGCAATCAGAATGTTGTTAATCATGATTAGAATTAGTACTTAGTATCAAAATAAGAGAACATTTGTAGACACATTGAATGTCGTTGATCCAATGTGTATTCATCAGTGCCACCATACTGCATAAGTTCTTTGCAGGCTAGGTCAGCATTAAATGTCACCATGTATTTTTCTGCAGCAAATGCAGATGTTGGCATAAGTGTCAACAGGAGTGGCAACAACAGTAGTTTTTTCATTTAATTAGTCCCAGGAAACATTTTGAACAAGAAAGCCTGGCATCACATAAGTCCATGCACCAGGATCATTTACACCACCAACCTTATACTCCCACTTGTATTCATACTTATTGTGTGAATCCCAAGTCATGTATCCCTTCTCTTTATCAAAGCGACCTTTAATGGTCAAACCATGTTTATTAGAGAAGATGTTGCGAGTGCGGAGTGCTCCACCCTTTTCACGGGTTTCTACAACCACACAAGTATCGGGGTAGGTTGCTAGACCTGCCTCCAACATACAGGGAGTTTCATACCGAAACGGACGATAGGTATGTTTCTCTACGGGTTTCGGTGCGGTTTGAGCAAATGCAGGGGAAGAAATAAGGAGTGCAGCAGCAATCAGAAGGTTCTTCATTTACTTTCTACATAAACATAATCGGGGTGTTTGGCTTTGAAAGCCTCTACTTGCTCATTAGTCTTAAGGAAGACTGAAAGAGTAGTGTTAGGATGTTCTTTGAAGTAATACTTCACTTGAATGAGGTCTTTCATATCACGCAGGGATTTGCTCTTCATTACCTTTAGGAGTATAACACTTCCACTCGCCATCGGCAAAGAGGTATGCATAATCCGCCCAAGAATCATTCACACCACTGATGAAAGCTTGGAAGGAGTTATCAAGATTGGGTTCAACATCAACATCACCACGGCCTTCGTAGTAAAGAGTTCCCCACTCCTGTTCTTTTCCATCCCAATCTTTATCAGTCCACAGAGAACTGATGTCACCACCATCAATCAGAGAAGCCGCCTTTTCTCGGGTATTAAAATGTTCCTTGAGTTTCTTACCATTCCACTCGGGATAATTATCCCAATGTGAATACACAGAGAGAACAGATCCATCCTTGAGTTGGATGCCGATTCGTCCGCGAGTTGCCATGTGTCTTGATTGATTACATGGCTAATGTACCACCGCCTGGCGACCTATGGCATGTCCTGTGGCCTGTTTGAAGAGTGTCACACGAGGGAACGTGTCTCCATACCTGTTACATTGACTCCATTACGAATCATTTTCATCATGGCTTCTTGGGCACAATTAAAGTTGAAATAACATGCCCATTTTTCTTCACCATCAAGCAGGTAACCTACTGTGTAAAACTCAGATACTTGCGGTCTCTTTCTCTTCATTCTTCATAATAATGAGTTTTCCAGCAATCAAACCATAGAAAAGTTCTGACATCTTATCTTCTTCTCTACAGGCGATGGACTTCTCTTTTGACAGTTTAATCAATGCGTTTAGTTCTTCTTCGTTGAGATTCCAGTCGGTTAGATTGTGCTCTGTTACTTGCATTTGTTTTTGTATGTTCTTAAGTATTTTAACAGATTTATGAGATCTTTCGCATAGTTTCTTAATACTTTGTAACACTATTCTTTGATAACACAAGATGTAGTGCATTTGAGATCGCCAGAAGATCCAACAACCGTAGATGTATGTTCTGGAGTCTTTTCTGGTTTTAAGTTATACGATACCATAGCTGCCACGAAAAACGCAAGTGCAGGGATGGCTACATATTGCAGATAGGTTTTACTGTTCATTGGTTTCCCCAAGAATTTTCTTACATTCTTTCATAATACAATCAATAAAATCCTGTTCTGTCCAGGTGTTTAGAACCCTCTCAGTGGGATCATTTTCGTCCCATGAGATAGTAAAAGATCCGTTGTCTTCTTCTTTGACATCAATCATTTTTTTCTCCTGGTTGAATAGAATATCCCTTGACATAGGTAATACTTTGTACCATGAAATCCGCAAGTTTATGAGCTTCTTGTAGATCTTCTGATTCAATCACATAATCCTGATCTGTTCCATCATCAATATGGAATGTTATGGTATATTTTTTCTTCATGTGGTTTTCTTCCTAATGACAGAAATTACCTTTTGGTCTGGATGTAAGTCCATAACGAAATCCCGAGCATCTTCATAATCAATAGCGTCTTCCACTAAATGATATTTCACGCAATGATTATCTTCGTCCCAAGTTTGCACTTCATAACTCACGGTGTTTCGTCACTCCAATAATAACGCAGTTTATCACCATCTGCAGAAATATTCAAGTGGTAAATTTTGCCATCTTTACCATAAACACCACACCAGAGTGTGCGTTCATTCATACTTTCCAGGTGAAACATCTCCACATCTCTCAGCACGATTTCATCTGGGTTTTCTTGGAATCTACTCATGGCTTTAATTTCTCAGCAGACTCTTGAATAATCTCACCAAGTTCCATAATCTCATGTTTCATTTCTGATGTTGATGTCTTTGCCATCTCATCATAAAACAATGTGATTGCTGTTAGTAAGAGAACATGTTGTCTAAATGTAAGATTCATTATGCAACTCCATTAGCACTATCTTCAAAGTCAGATTCTTTATCTCTTAAACTATCCAATACTTGTAGAACAAAAGCAATAGAGTTTGCATACTCTCGCCCATCTTGTCCACCCATTACGATGTAGGCAATCTCTTTTTCGGCAAGTTCAATACGCTCATTTCTGGTGAGTTCTTGTAGTGTTGGGCGATACCAGTTTCCATCAGCATCTTGTTTGAAACCAGCATTCAGTTTCTCACGACGTTCTGCCTCTTCAAACATCTCATCGGGGTATGGTAACATATCAAAGGCATCAGAAATGTGTCCGTATTCTTCAGTCATAAGTCGTAAAGAGAAATACTTTTAGTGTTTGTCCGTCGTCCTGAAGGCTTACCTGAACATTAGAACATTCATAACGAACAAGTTCTCTTTCAGATCCATTGATTACTTCAACACGGGTCACATCTGGATAGTTCTTTAGAAAGTCTCCATTAGGCATTTGGATGTCTTCAGTCATAACTCATACCCTCTAACAAACCACGAGCGAATGTAACCCAACCATAAACCTCACCATCCTCAAAACATTCTTGTAGATCTTCTGGGTAATCATAATCTTCACCTTTCATATCATAACAAGTTTGTTGTAATGATGCGATTTTCAGTTCAGTCAGAAGGAAGTTGAGTTTTTGTTCGTCGGTCATTGTTGTTTTTAGCAAGACTACTTTCTGGGTGAGCCCATTCAATCTTTGAGCATCTCCCAGTATTATAACCCGTCAAGAAGGCTGAATGCAACCACTTGTACATGAGATCTTTTAATGTGTTCTCGTCTTGTACTTTACAATCACCAAAGAACCACTCCGAACGAAGGGAATAGGGACTCCCATAGTCATCATTAAACCACTGAACAAAAGCCTCTTCAGCAGTATCTTCCCATTCCCAATCGTTCGCAGGATGTTTGGTCATAGTGATTCTAACTTTGATTTTACAGATTCAGGTGTTGCTTTTACTTGATACACTACTTCATCTCTGCGGGACAATTCTGAGAGAATCTCAGCAGCAATATCCCAGAGTTCAGTAGAGTGTCTATGATTATAAGGCCAAGTTGTTTCAGTCATTTGTTACCCTCACAATAAAGAAAATACTTGTATTCTGATACTTGATGTGGTGCATATCTTACTATATCACACTCCTTGTACTTGTCAACAACCTCAAAGGATGGTTCCAATGGTTTATCACCAGATGCAAAGTGTGCCAGTACAATTAGAATAATGATGAATACAACAGAGGTGCCAATGAATACACCAACACCACGCAGAAACTCTTTGAGAGCGTACTTATCTTCAGGAGTCATAGGTCATAAGGCTGTTGTGGATCTTTGTACCATACCTGAGCATAACACAAATGTGGTTCTGAATAATGTTCCATTTGTGCCATCCAGTGATATCCATTCTCATCAATCGCATTCAGGTAATGAATACCATTCTGAGGATCAATGGTTCGTGTGATAGTTTTGAATTTAACTCGTTCAGGCATTTTCTAACTCCGTAAGTTTTTCATTCACAAAACCAGTCAAATCAAGTGTGCGAGGATCTACACCTTCATCAAGACAATCAAGCATAAACTCCATAAAAGCACCAAGAATCAAACACGATTTACGCTTGTTATCAAGTTCTTGATCAACATAAAAGGTAATGTGATCGTAGAGTTGGTCGTAAGTCATTGTTCTTCAGTTAGGTTGTTTCCTCACAGGTTCCATAGGTTGACGGCCACGAAGATTCCAGGGATCAGCATCTTCAGGTACATTATTATACTTGAGATCCATGATAGCATGAACTAAATCAAGTAAAGATGCATCCTTACCTTTGTACGAGGCTGCACAAAATACATCCTCCCACCAGTCGGCGATCACATCATACAGTTTCTGTTCTTCTTCAGTCATTCTTTTCATCTTCCAAAACAGTTCCCATAGGGCCTTTCTTCAGTCGGGCCCACTCTTCATCACGCTCTTTCCACTCCTTGAACTTCTTATCAAGATCCTCATCCATGGTCAACTCATACTCTTTACAGACCTTACGCTGCTCTTCTTCATTCACATAATCGTTGAAGACCAACGACATAGCACCAGAGCGAATACTAGCAGGGCACATACCAACACAGAGCATGAACTTCTCAAACAGTTTGAAATACTGCTTGGCATTCAGATCAGCAGCAGGAGCAGTAATCACATAATGCTCTTCAGGGATGAAGTCATCATCAGCAATAGTAGAACCAAACCCACGACTATAATCATGAGTATAAGTAGCGTCAAACTTAAATTGAACTTCTGCTTCGTAGGTCATTGATCTAATTCAGATGTGGCTATCGTACCACATCAGGATTCTTCTGTCTCCCCCGATGGGTCAGTTTCTGAAGTGTCCTCATCTTCATCCCACATATCTTTCAATCTTTCTATTACTTCATCCATGGGATACACCTTTTCTTTACCTGTATCAATATCTTCTACAAGTTGATTTAGATAATCAAGAAACTCTTTGGGATAAGTCTCATCCAGGTTGATAGAAGTCCAGAACCATTGGTAACACTCTTCATAAGGATCATCATCTTTCAGTAGAGCATAGTTCTCATAGTTTCCACTGATGAGATCTCTCCACATCTTGAAGTTGTTCCAGATTTCTCTCCAACCAGTCTGGAAACAATGTCCAAAGTAATACTCAACCCAGGTCAGTTTCGTTTTCGTCATAAGGGTTTTGCAATAATGACTCCCATCTCCAAGTTCTGGATAAAATATCTATATCCATACCGAACTTAAATACCCAGAATAGAATACTCAACATTCCGTTGGATCCGAATGAAAGTTGGCCATAAGGCCACGATGGATAATCATTCCAACTTACGGATACTTGCAACAATGACCAACGTTTGATGTTTAGAATTTGAACATAGAAATCATGTCCAAAGTCGTAACGATACTTAAATCTAATTAGATCCACGTTTAACCTCAACACAGTGCATGACTCCTTTATAGAAGTCGGGTTTACATATCATCTCCATTCTAGTACCTACAATGCCATCGGCAAGTCTAAGTAAGGCAACCGTAACAATTACAGACTGCGACAGAACCACATAGAGAACGATTTTATCTTTATGTTTCATGAATGGTGCATTGATCTTATCTGACCAAGCCCAATATTTTTTCCAGAAGTTTTTCATTTTACCACTTAGAATCGGGACACTTTGAGGATTTGAATTTTATTTTATGTTCCATAAAACAACCGCACAAGTAACACCGTCTTTGTTTTGGATCAAAGTGTTCACATTCATTGCATGTGGCCAATCTTTCTTTTTGTTTCTCTTCTGTCACAAAAATTCCATGACCCTCAGAAACATCTTGACCGGTTTCTTTCAAGAATTCGGTAAAGTTTTTCATTTGTTCCCAAAAATCTGGGTATTCTTGCGGATTCATATTATTGGGAAACATTTTACCACTTTACCGCAGGACAACTGGAAGCCTCAAATCTAGCTTTTGCTACCACATAACATCCACAAAGTTTACATCTTTTGTCATTTTCTTCGTAATGTTCACATGAATAACAAACATCCAGTCTTCTATCATACTCCTCATCGGAGACCATAACTTTTTTTCCTTGATATAAATCTCTAGGAATTTTAGCAGCAAGATCAGAGAGATTTTTAATTTGATCAAAAAATGTTGGATATTCGGGTTTCTGGTTGTCCATAAATATTTTTAAAGATGAAAAACAAATGAATTATAATATTGTAGACACTGAGTTGATTAAAGTATCAGAAGATGTCAAACTTCAAGTGTTAACTGTAGGAGAAGAAACTAAACATACAGTTATTGTTATTGATAATTTCCTACAAAACCCTGAAGACTTATTATCTATAATAGAAACTCACCCTATAGAAATGGAATGGGGTAAGTGGGGTCACCCAACACATCTGAAACTGATGTTTATTCGTAAGATGTTTAATTATCTTGCGAGTGAATACTATGGTGTAACGGATATCGTTGACTTAGAAGACAAACTTCGTTTGCAATTTAATATTGTGAACGGAGGAATGCCTTGCAATTATACAACAATTATACCACACATTGATCCAGCAATGTTAGCTTTCTCCTTGTTCCTAAACAAAGACTGTGAAGGTGGTACTGGATTTTACAAACATAAAAAGTCTGGCATTGATTATCAGGTTGAGTATTTTGATGAAGGTTTTAAAAAGACTGAAAAGTATTGGCAAATACACGAAACCTATAGAAAGGCCAAAAAACATGACTATGAAACTATACTAGATTCAAGAAACATTCATGAGGATGATTGGGAATTGCAATATGTTGTAGATGCACAATACAACAGATTTGTTATGCACCCAAGTTATATTTTCCACTCAGCATATGTAGAAAAAGAATGGTATCAAGAAGAGAAGAGAGTCAGTCTAGCTGGATTCATTCTGTAAATCTGGAAGACTATATCATCACAATACCCAATGTCTTGCCTGCAGATGAATATTATGAGGTATTAGACTACTGTGAAGATACTCAAGATTTTGAAAGAAGAGAGAAGTCTAGTGAAAAGTTAGACACTTTACATCAACATGGAAAAAGGTACGACATACGATTAGATGATGGAAGAATTCATGATTTAATCAGAAAGGCCTTTCTAATAGGATTGGAAGAGTCTTTACCTCACTATGGATACTTTATTCCACCAAACTTTTATCAGGTCACAAGTGGATATTGGTTACTAAAATATATTGAAGGAGACTTCCTTTCATGTCATTCGGATTTTCAAGCAGAATCTGGATCATTAACGATGTCTTATTGCATCAATGATGATTATGAAGGGGGTGAACTATTATTTTGGAAAAATCATAAGATACCGAATCAAAAAAATACTGTTCACGTATTTCCATCATGTCTTCTTTATCCCCATGAAGTTTTACCAATTATCAAGGGAATACGGTATTCTGCAATAACTTGGTTCGGAAACGAGAGAGCTTCAAGGAATATATAATAAATAAGGTTTCTTAAAAATAATGCCTGCACAGACATCACATTTACAAGAATTAGTTGAAAAGAAATGGTTTACATCTTTAGTAGATGAAGAAGATGTAAGCAACATTGAACAATTATCTGAATACACAGAATTTGCAAGTAATGCAATACTTACTAAAAATTTTACTACCGGTGAAAAAACTTACTTTGTTTCTATGCAAGGAAGTCCAATTTTTTTCAAACAGTTTAATTATTTAAATAATAAACTTCTTGACAGATTGCAATTATATCTAATGGAGTTCGACTCTGAAGATTTGTCCACAGTTCAATCTGAGTTATTTTTCTTCGACTCCACATTAATAGAAAATAGTTATGATTCCAGTTCTATTGCAAGAGACTCAATAAAAACAATATTTGATGCTTATTATTCTTGTGATGAAGAGTTCTTAACAAATACACTAGATGTATTTGATGGTGGTACAGCAAGTTTTGTTGATGGCATTAGAATACACAAAAAAGAAAATTGCAATACTGCTTTATGTTATGAATTGGGAACAAATGCAGAAGACAGAAGTTTCGAAAGAAATTCGAGGGTGTTTAAAGATATTGCTTTGTTATATGGACTTAAAGAATCTTTAGTAGATGAGTGGATAGAAAAATATAAGCCAATTTTATACAATAAAAATACTAGAATATGTTATCAACTAAAACACTCGGAAACGGGATCATTTGAAAAATTTGAAGTTCTTATTCTACCAATATCTTCTCAAGTGTTTATGACTGCACACAATGAATCTATTCAGTCATTCTTAGAACTTGGACTAATTAATCAAGATCAAGCAAATGATCTTAAAGATTGGAATGATTATACATTCAGAGTTCTTAGCCATTTCAACTTGATACTAACTGAAGGAACATCGAGTTTGAATACAGAGTTGCAAGCGTTTTATGGAATAGAACTTGACGAAAAAATTAATCCTCCATATAGACCAGTCTTATCTCTTGAAGATAACCCAGAAGAAACTGGTGGAGAATATTATCCAGAAACTTGGAATATCGGTAAAATTTAAGTAGGACCGCTTGTTTGAATAGTACCAGGAAGACCTGGAGAAACTAAGAATCCACTATTTGTTAAAGCGGGACCAGCAGGGCCACCGCTACCTCCTCCGGCACCACCATCTCCACCGTTACCGCCTTGGCAATTTCCGCCTGGGCCAGTGGAACCGCCTCCGCCACCGTTTCCGTTGCCCCCTCTGGATCCCCAACCACCTCCAGGGCCTCCAGATCCGCCGCCGCCACCGCCATTTCCGGGGTTGTTACCACCGTTGCCACCATTTGGACCGATTAGATTTAGATTAGTTCCATCCCAACTATAACCTCTACCCTGGCCACCGTTACCACCAGAGCCGCCACCGTCGCCACCTCCACCTACACCTCTGTCACAAGAGTTGCATTGTGGACAAAACCACCCACAACAATAACTTCTATTATTTCTTCCATCATTACCTTCTCGGCCTCCGCCGCCTCCACCACCACCGCCACCTCCGCCGCCGCGAAGGTAACCACCAGTCCCACTAGTACTCAAAATCTTAGTAGTTTGTCCCAAAGATAAAGCAGTACTGCCACCTCCGCCATCATTGCCTCTACTTCCTCCACCTCCTCCATTACCACCAGCACCTCTATGTCCAGTTACTCCTCCACCGTTAAAATCAAGGATAATAGTTGATGGAGATCCACTATTGACTGTCATTCCAGGATTTCCATTCTGGGAAATAATAGTACCAGAAATAATTACTTTTTTTGGCACATTATATTCATAATGATTTGAGAAGATTGCATTAGTGTTTACATTCTGTTCAACACTAGTAATCGTTGTAATAACTCTAGAAATGCAATTTCTAAATTGGCTGATAGAAATTGTACCACTTGTTGGTAGTTGACCATTAGAGGCAGCATCTGGAACTATACCACCATTTCTATAATAAGCACTTAAACTAACTGAACCTGTAGATGCAGAAGCTTCTGCAGTTTCAGTTAGGTTTCTAATAGCACTGAAGCTGACGGGACCGCTAACAGGTACTGGATTAGTAGAAATTGAGACGGCCATTTATAAACTATTAATCTTTATTTTATTTAGAACAAAAAACCCCATCAAGATGCTTGACAGGGGCTGATCTATTTTATTATAATGACTCTGTGGAGTTTCAAGATCACTCTTCAGCTTCTTCTGAAGCTTCTGGAGCTAGATCTTCCATTGGAGGAATCTCTGTACCTAGAAGAGCTAGGGTTTCGAGAGATCCTTGGATCTTGAGAAAAATTTCTTTCTTTTCATTGAACTTTCTTTCAAGATCCATCATTTCTTTTCTGATGACACTGGCCTGAGATACCAAGCTCTTTGCCATTTGATCTTTGTTTAGGTCAGACATGGTTTATTTCAATGTAAATGGTTTACGTTACGATTCTATTTATTACCTTTCAACTCGTCAAGTTCTTGTCTGAGTTCGGTAATTTCACCCTTAAGATCCTTGATAGCCTCAATGAGTAGAGGTACAAGTTTTTCATACTTAACGGTCAAGTATTTATCATTTCCAGGAGCAGGTGCTACTGCCTCTGGTAGAACTTCTTGAACTTCTTGTGCAGAAACACCGGAGTGTCTTACACCAGATTCGAATCCAATTTCTTGTCCTTTCTCGTTGAACTCATATGTAAATCCACTGAGTTTTAGAACTTTCTCGATCGCATTATCAATCAGTTCAATATTTGTTTTGAGTCTGATGTCAGAAGCAAAAGCAGTAATGTCCCCAGTTACTGAGAGGTTATTTGTAGATGGGTTGTAATAGATACCTGCATCTGTATATAGAACTTCGTTTGTTGAAGATCCATTATTACTATTAACAAAAGTTATATAATGGTTTGCGTTTGTAGCAACAGAAACTGTCTTAATCTGGTCTGCGGAGGAAATGTTACCAGTTACGTTACCGACTAGGTTTGCAGTAATCGTTCCAGCGGAGAAGTTGCCACTTGCGTCTCTCTGTACAACATAGTTCGCAGTATTTGCACTTGTTGCGTTAATTGCAATAGTTTTACTTGTACTATTATTAAATGCAGTATTAGAAGTAATAGTCAGTGGAGAAGAAACTCCAATACTGTATTGTAGTGGGCCTCTTAGTTGAGTTGCAGTTACAATTCCTGCAGCAAAACCACCAAGACCATTTCTTACAACTACTGTACTTGCAGTATTAGTATCTGCGGTAGTGAATCCATCAAGTAAGTCAGCATTCAGGTTTGTAACTTTGGTTGTAGAAGTAACTTGGAGTGGTGCAGTTCCAGTTGCAACTGTAGAAACGTATCTCTGTGCGGTTGAAACACCAGAGAGATTTTGTTGTGTACCATTAACATGGGTAACAAAACCAACGTTTGCATATAGTCCGTTATTTGCAACCAGAGAAGTACTTGCTCTCAGGTGAGTGTATGTACCAGCTGTACCAACAATAGAAGTAACAACACCTACGTTAATATAAGCAGTTAGTGGATCAGCAGAAGAAGCACCTCTTAAAGTTCTTGTTGTAAGAGTGGTAATAATACCAGTGTTTACATATCCAAGTGGGGAGTGGAACTGTTGGGAGATGTTTAGTTTCGTTGTAGTTGTAGCAGTACCGGTTACACCCTCATAAACAAGAGTTGTTCCAGAAATTGTTGTAACAATACCAATGTTGATATATGCATTTGGTGTAGCAAAACTGGAGTTAACTCTGAATCCATTAAAGAATCCACTTGTACCATTAACGGTGGTAATAGTTGCAGCAAAACCAGTTAAACTTGTAATGATGCCGACGTTGGAATAGAAGTTAGTTACTGTACCAACTTCGGACTTGAAGTTAGTTACGATTCCAACTCCAATGTATCCAGTTCCAACTGATAGTGTTCCAATATCAACAGCAGTTGCATCAAGAGCAGTTGCAGTAACAAATCCTGAACTACACTCTAGAGCACCAACTTGAAGGGTTCCAGCAACAGTAGATATTCCTGGGAAAGTTGAATTGAATGAATTCTCAAACTTAACTACAGCATTAGTAAAGGTTGCTGCATATCCAGTAACTTCAAGGTTTTGGAACTGTGCAATCTTTCCAGCATTTGCATGTTTAATTGTGTAGGTGGAGCCACCAGTACCAACAAAGTTGATATAATCATTTACCGTAATGTCATCATAGGTAACACCAGCGAATGTCTGGTTAGATGCGAATGTAACGGCGCCACCTACATAGAGGTTCTTCACTCTAGTGGTGCCATTGACCTCTAGGGCGTCCAGGAATGGGTATGTCGCATCACTTTGACCTACCCCGATCTGATCCAGCTTTAAGAAGTCTCTATTCTTGTCTCTGGAGATCATACCCCATCTACGCCAATCACCATCAACAAATACGTGTCCAATGTGTCCAGTAGGATCAGGAGTTGAGATCAGGTTAACATCACCAGATCTTGCACCAGTTGTTGGAGTAGAAATACCAACGGTGATTAGTTTTGCCTGAGAAGCAAGACCCTTAATGTATAGATCTCTGGTCTCTAATCCATTTTCAGAAGTGTTAGTTACTTTCTCGGAGAAGTTAACAGGACCATAGAACTGTGATGTTTGGTTGTTATTCTCACCACCCTCAACAGTTAGTCTTTCTTTGATAACAACGTCATCGAATACACCACTGTTTCTCTTGGTTGTTTCGGTGATTGCGTCATCACCAAAGTAAGTAACAATAGGTGCCTCAATGACTTCTTCTTCACCAGTTGCACCATTTAGTTTAGTTGCACCGTTATAGAACTCACCTCTGTCGTTCATACCAGTGTAAACGACAGTACCACCGTTCTGTTCTCTTGCCTGAGAAATGATAACCTCAGTATCACTTAGAACGCGATCCTGTTTTACAGGCAAACCAGTTGAGTAGTTACCAGGGCCATAACCAAGATATTCAAATGTATGACCAGAAGCACGTAGAATAGAGTGTCTACGAATTTCTACAGGCAATACTCTAACTTTTTTAACAGCAGTTCCTGCTAAACTTTCTCTTGCACCAGTAGAGAATTGTCCTCTTATAACATTTACTGAGGTTGGGAGTGGTTCTGCAACAACACGAACAATCTCTGCATTGATTGCTAGGTAATCACCCTTCTTAATTCCTGCAGATGATGTTAATGGAACTGTTGTAGAAGTTGCACTTAGATCTCCATTGGTTGTTGTAGTTAAACCAGCATAAACATATGCGCCTCTTCCACCCAAGTTTTCTTCACCAGCACCTAAGGCTTTACCTTGTGAAGAGAATCCAAACTTATGTACAGTTACTCCAGTTGGATTAATTGTATGGGCAATGGTAGAAATACCAGCAGTGAAAGTAAATGTGTTTACTCCAACAACTTCACTTACTTGGAACTTAGTTCTGTAATTAGTTACAGTATTGATTCCAGTGAAGAATGTACTACCAGATCCTACTAAGTTAAATGTATTTCCTGGCAGTAAACCGTGAGCTCCAAGGCAAGTTACAGTTGCAATACCTATTTCCTTATTATAATTTAAATCACTTACAGATACTCCGTTGGAAACTAGATTTGCTATTGGATAAAGTGCATCATTTCTTGGATAATAGGTCAGTCCAATACCTGCATTTTCATTGTAAACTTCGATAGTTCTTGATGAAGGAACCGCAATAATTTTGAAAATACCATTTAGTTCTGGATTTAAGAAACCATTTAATTCAAGAGTATCACCAACGTTGTCAACAATTTCGGTAACTTCAACAATCGCAGGATTTGTTGGAGCAGCAGCAAATCCTGGAGATACGGTTAAAGTGTTACCTACTCCGTATGCAGAACCAGCATCAACAATAGAAACGGAAGATACTGTATTTCCAACAGAAATCGTAGCCTTTACAGTGGCATTTCTTCCAGATAAGGAGTTATTGACAAGTTCTGTGGAGTATAGTATTGAAGAAATACCCGCAGAGTTGTTATAACCAACACCAGCAGCAATGAGGTTTATCGATTTAATCGAATTGAGGTTATGATCAATATCAGTATAGAGTGTAATGGTTGTACTACCAGATCCACTAATTGATGCACCAGTTACTGCATAACCAATTCTATTATTTTGTGAGAAGTAATTGAGAGCTTCTTTTGTAATTGAACCCCTCTTATCATTTGTTGAGATCTTTCCGATTGGAGATAGATCTGAATGGCTTGTAGTTGGTATTGGGTCTGGATTGTAATTATCTCTATCTTGTTGTGGGTATAAGTTTCTGATGTCCTGATTGAATCTCTTTTCACTTAGACCATAACCTACATTAATGTCTGGAGAAATACTTCCAGAAATCGCAGTAATATTATAGATACCATCTTGTCCATCAGTTCCTGGAATATGTTTCTTAATTTCAGAACTTCTATAGATGAACAGAGTATTTTTATATTTACTTCTTTGTACTGTTGGTAGAGCTTCGATTTGTTGTTGTGTAGCTCTCTGGTTTGTTAGGTTTCTAAAAGCACCAGGGTCTGCGGTTAATCCAGTAAAAGTAAAGGTTTTGGTTGATGGGACAGACGCTACCGTAAATTCTCCGTTATAAGGAACGGATGGGTCTCCAGTAGTGTTGTTTGCACTAATAATTCCCCTAACAATTACCCTATCACCAGGAACTAAATTATGTGGTATTTCAGTTTTAATTGTTGCTGTTCCAGATGTGTATATTGCATCAACAATTATTTTAGGGTTTCTAAGTTGAGTTACATCATCCAAATCTGAAGTCAGATATGATACGGAACCAACACCAACATTCTTAGATTCTTGGATAATAAATCCATCTGTGGGTGGTCTTGCATTAACAAATTCCTTTGGAATTACATAACGCATTTTATAAAGACGATCTTCCAGACCTCTGTTGTCTGTAAATCTTTGTACGAATGTTGCACCAGTAACATTTCCTAAAATTACCGTACCAATACCAACAATTCCTTCATAAACTGTGTTGAAGAATGTTGCTGGATGTCCTAGAACATACCATTGTTTTTCAGTATCGTCATACTGAACTGGATGTCCATAATCTCCAGGGGCTTTATCTGATACTGAACTGATGACTTTAAGAACACCACCACCATTAGAGATACCAGTTACGGTATTACCAGATAGAGCGTCGTTTAGTGTTGGAGACAGTTTAATTTGGTTTGCGTTTAGTCCAGAAGTATATGCATAATAGACTTTTGCACTTTCAACGTTTGCAGGCATTTCACCTGTATCACTATAGATTCTTACAGTTTCACCATTAAACAGTTGGTGATTTTCTGTCAGTGTAATGATGTTGTTAGATACACTATTGATACCAACGGCACGACCAACTTCATAGGTCTTTCTAGATATTGGGCCAATTCCTGTTGGAACAGGCATTAAAACTGGGGTGGAGTAAGTAGATTGTGCAGTACCTACAATGGTAGTTAGATATAACTTTTCATCTCTTCTTGCACCAATTCTGTATGAGTCAATCTGAATTGGTGGTGGAATATCCTTGGAGAAATAATCAGCTAACCAAAGTTTTTGGACAGTGCCAGTGTTGATTATTTTGAGAGCATCAAGAGGCAACCAAGAAACAGCACTCTGTCTGAGATTTGGTTCTCTTGGTGGAATAACGTGAGTAATATAACCAACGTCGTCTCTATCAAAGGATTCTGGTCTAAATCCAGTAGACTCTAGTGCAACTGCACCGAAGTTTGAGTTCGAGTTGGTGATAGATTGGTCACCACCTGTATCAGATACGAAGTGTTTTGCATAACCAATAGCAAACACAGAAACTGCCTGAATAATAGCGTTGTTACTGGTTTTGATGTGTATACTTTCATAGTCTGGTTTATAAATTGCTCTAGAGTTAATGTGTAGAGGCTTTTCAGATTCGGCAACAGTTTGGTTATCGTTGTAAATACCGGTCTCTTCATCATAAAGGATGAAAGCGTTATCATCTTTTTGTAGAGAGATACCTGTAAACTGAGCAACAAGCATGGACTTAAATCCAGTTGCCTTGCTACCATCAGCGTGCATACCATTAAGACCATATACAGATCTTAGGGTACATGAGAAGATATATGGAGATGCGGAAGAAACACTATCAGATTCTACTAAAACTGAAGAATTGATGAATTGAGAAATATCGGGAAGTGGATCTGTTGGAATTTCTGGAGCGGTATATGTAAAGGTGTTCTCATCAATTACATCGGATACAATAAAAGATCCATTATAGGAACTAATATTAGTAGTGATACCGGAAACTAAAACAGGAGTATCTTTAAATAATCCGTGTGGCTCTGTAGTATCAATTCTGATTGTACTTGTAGCAACAATTCCGTCACCAGATCTAATACTTGTAATACCAATACTATCTGCACGAAGATCGCCAACAATTCTAAATTCGTCTACTGATGGCTCAAAATCGGTTCCAGCTGCAGCAGGATAGTTTGCTAGACCTCTACCAGAAGTATCGCCATAGGCGTGAGTAATCTTGTAGTAATACATTTCAAGATCTGTTAGATCTTGAACTTCTGATCCCAAAATAGCTAGGTTTGCACCATCAGCATATTCAAAGGTTGTTAATTTGTGGTGTGAGAAGTTTGGAACAACTTTTCTTACACTGGAATCCTTATAAGCAGCTCTATTGATGTCTGCATCAAAAATAGAAAATGCAGTGAAGTAACAAGTACCCGTTACTCTGAAAATAGCAGATCTATCAACCTCATTATTCTCTGGATCCGGTACATACATTGGACGGATCTTTGTCTTTCTTAGATCCAAACCAACGATAGAAGTACCTCTAGGTAGAATTACACCACCTTCAACCGAGTTGAATTTGTGTAAATCATTATTTTCATCGAAAATATCAAAATTACTATTTTCATTAAATTCTGTAATGGTTGCTCCTGAGGTTGTCCAACCAAAATTTAAATATCTTTTAAATACAGCACTTCCACCAACATTTGCAATAGAATATCCAGGTCTATTATCAATATAGTGCGTTCCAGGATAAACCAGGATGGTTGTGGTATCAATCTTATCGTTATTTCTTCCTACTTGATATGAAAATCTTGCGGCCTCAATCAAAGCCCTTTGAATAGTTCTAAAAGGTCTTGTTAAGGAGTTACCTCTATTTTCAAAACTATCAGTTGCGTCAAAGTCCGATGGGTTGACATAAAGGATATTACCTTCTGCATTCTTTAGGAAATTCTCTAATCTACTTAGGGGCATCTTGTTTTCCTACAGTGACAAATCTATTCTTTTTATATTTAGACACTAAAAAACCTCCCTCATAAAGGGAGGTTTTAAAGTTCACACGGAAGGGATTTGTCGCTGGTGTCATAGTATCACCAATTATTATATTACCACTTAACTTCCTTCCAGGCAAGTCTTTCTTTCAATTCCTTTTGAAAAACCATAAGATAGCGATGTTTACGAGAGCGATCCCTCCACTCACCGTCAATGCCGCTGACACTACCTCTAGAATGTTTGGTTCCATCTGCGTAATAGAAATCTTTTTTAGGGTCAGTTAACCCATAGTACTTGAAATTACAAGCTCTGTATATAGTTCCAGTGTGGTGACTAGCGTCAGCATAACTAAGAATAGCAGAAACTGTGACATCTTTTCTAAACCTCTTGATACATTTACTTACAAACCACGAGGTAATATTATATTCTTCTTTCTGTACTTCTGGGTCTATGCATAAACGAGAGAGTTCAAATAAACCCTCCTGTTCATCTCTTTGTAGACCAAATGCACCTACAGCTATTTCTGGAACAGGGAGACCAGTAAAAACGCAAGCAGCAAGACACTTCCCAATTCTAAGGGGACATTCCCACTCAGTATGCCTGAAAAGTCCATAGTTATACCCCGATTTGAAGTCTTTCGACTCATCTTTTAGATAATGATGAGTATAAAGAAGATCTTTGATTTCTTCCTTACTAACTCTATCTATGTAAAAATCACTCTTCACTTAGGTATAATTACTTATTATGTGTTAGTTTACTCATATTCTACCCAACCTGTCAAGATATATTTTGTATCTTCTAATGGGGGATTTCCTCTATGGACATGGGTAAATCCACATGGAGCAACAATTAACTTACCCACCTCTGCCTTGATTCTTTTTTTATAGTATAAGAATTCTGTTTCCCCACCCTCTTCAATTGTATTAAGATATAGGATAAAAAATAACAATCTATCATACACTAATCTACTAGCAGCTTCATGGTGCCAAGTATGATATCCGCCGCCAGGTTCTGTTCGTTGGAGTTTTAATTTAAAAATTTTATGTGATGGAGACTCTTTAAGTACACTATATTGTTTTGCATAAATCGGATAGATGTCACTCCAAAACCTATTTAAAAACAGATCGGTTAGGGGTTGATCTAGTTGTACGCAAGCTTTATCATGTAGGAATACCTGATCATCATTTACATGATGAGCCATAATTCCATGACTTTGTACTCTATCGCTTGCAAAACCTAGGCGATCCATATTTTCAAAGTACTCTATGTACTCTGAACATTCTTCATAACTAAAGAAATTTGGTGCTTCTAGTATAAAATCGGGATTAACTTTCATCATCAGTTATAATAAATTCCACAGTATTTGCTACGTCATTCATAGCTTCTCTAAGATTTTTTTGACTTCCAGCATGTTGATCCATCGTTGAAGGGTCTGTAAGAGTCCATCTCCACTGATCCATTTCTTGATTATACCAGAGATTAATAATCATCGTCGTTGTCCTTCCAATCAAACTCTACCATTTCAATATTAAATGCGATAGAAATTCGTTCTTCGGTGGAATTGTTTTGTTCCACACGATGCACTAACCAATATGGAAAAAGTAAAAGTTCGTTTTCTTTTGGTATATAGGAAGCCGTAGATCTACCATTATTATAATACATCATCGGTTCTGTATGTAGAGTTAGATGATCTCTTGGATCATTAAATACAATACCTCCAGAATTTTGTGGTACTTTTACGTATAGAATACCTGACATAAAAGCACCCCTGCCAATATGGTCATGAGCACTATTAGAACAACCTGGATAGTTAATATTTACCCACGCCTTTAGGGAATAGTCTAAAATTTTTAAATCGGGTCTTTGTGGGATATAAGATCTTATCTTTTTTTCAAAGTCCTCGTCTTTAAAGTTAGCTCCTTGATACCCTTTTACATTAGATATGGTTCTACTAGGAGTCTTTTTTTCAAAATCCTTTATTTTTTTATATAAACTATCTAAATCAAAATCACAGTTATGTACAAAAACTTCAGTAGGGAAAAATTTTAAGACATCCATAATATTATTTGTATAAAGCCCACGGTCGGACTTGAACCGACGACCTACGGTTTACAAAACCGTTGCTCTATCCAGCTGAGCTACGGAGGCATATGTGGAAGATCGGATTATTTCCGATCAAACTCAAAGAATCCATTAACAGATCCCCAGACTTGTTCGTGGGTATTTATATCAAAACCTTGATCTATTACTCTGTAATATCCGTTTCCTAATACGCTTTCTGTTATTAGGTAGGTTTCTTTACCGCCCCTGTTTACGAAGCACTCATTACAAGCACTTCTTCCACGAAATACATCACCATCCCACTTGAATATAGTATCACATCCAGATAAGTATGTCAACTCTCCGTTGTTAGACTTATAATTTTTAGAAATAATAAGATCGTTTTCTTCAGAGAGTTTGAGTATAGTTTCTCTATATGGAGTCTTTTCGTAACTATATTGTTGAGTTACTTTAAATTCTTCCTCATTTAATTTAATATGGTTGAGACATATTAAAGCATATTCTCTTGGGTATTGGAAAGCTTGTCTTTGATTATCAAAATATCCTTGAAAATAACTTTTGAATACTTCAATCATAAATTCTAATAACTATATTAAAAGTTGGAGGCGGAGAGCTATTCTCAATCCCTTTTGTATTCCCCTCGGTTATTTAGTCTCTAAATTTTATAGCTAAAGTAAACCTTGGATTGTCTCTGAAGGAAGATGCAGAGTGCATTAAGGTTGCATCAAACAAAATAGATCTATTTGTTACGGGTGGAATGGATCGTATTTCATCATTGATAATGAACTTTGTTTCTCCACCAGAATTTAAATCTTTATATGGATTGGGATAGAACAATAAAGTATGTTCACCTGGAGGACCATCTTTATGAAAGTTTGGAAGTTCTCTTGGTAAAAAGAGATTTATATACATTCTATAGATCTTTTGTTGTGTGTTAAAGACTTCTCTAGAACGTTCTTCGAAAACTTTATACCAAAGGTTATCCGAATTTAGTGGGGTTATTAACCCAGTTGGAGCAAGATTTGGTGCATCTCTTTCTCCATAAAAATATGGTGCATTTAGACAAAACGAATAAAATGATTTGAGATCATCTAAGTCTAAAAAATTATCGTGAATTTTTATCATATTAATTTTCTTTTTAATAGGACGAGGGGGACTTGAACCCCCACGGGAATACTCCCAACAGATTTTAAGTCTGGTGCGTCTACCACTTCCGCCACCGTCCCACAAAAAACCTATTCAGGTTTATAAGTTACAGGATGAAAATTACAATACTCATTGAAAGTAATCTTCATTTCTTTGTTAGACAGACCGCAATGTTGTGCAGCTTTAGGGAGATTCCATTTAGCTTGAAACAACATTTCCATTGCTTCTCGTGTTTCTGGTCGCATATTAGAATGGTACGATTTGAAGTTCTTGAGCGTTTAGTTCGTTTTTAACGTAAGATTCCCACCTCATTGCGTCTTCAATATTGTAGAATACGACTTCATGTTTGGCAAGACCTTTTTTCTTGGGTTTGAAGTATTGAACCTTATACTTCATCTGCGACTACCTCACCACGCAGTTCTGCGAGTTTTGCAGTTGCAAGAGACTCAACACAAGTCCAATAGAGTTCACCACTCATCGGGAAGTTTTCACGACAGAAATACTCTGCGGTGTCTTCTTGCAGGCCCTGAAGGGACTTCAGAGTATCACGATCAATTTGCATGGGGTGTCCTTGATTACATGGCTATAATACCAAGACCCACTGGACTCGTCAAGGGGTGTATGACAGATTTTTAACTGGTCGCAACCCCTGTAGTATTGGACGAGAACCTATTTGCACTTCTATAAGTGGTTGGTTCAAAGGGCGTTAAGTCAATATTGTTTAGAATCGCAACATCGGCAGTGAGTCTATTGATTTCCACTTCTGCATAAACTTTTCCTTGTAACATAGCAAAAGCTTCGCTTTCCAATTTATCTCTCAGAGTTCTTAAAACTCTGGCTTTATTCAGAGTATCAGTGATGCGAGGTTGGTTTCTTGCAATAATAGCGTCTCTACTTGATTCTGCTGCAGTAATTGCAGTATCTAAAGCACTACATCCAGTCAAACCAGGATTTGTTGGGCTTGTTCCACTATAATTGATACTATATCTGGATGGAGTACTTGTTGTAGTTCCAATTCCCGCAGTGCTTACAGTGATTGATTGTCCTTCTGTTGCATATGTAAATGTACTTGCAATTGCAACTCCAGAAGTGTTGTATGTATATGTAATATATCCAGGCCACTGAGTTGTTCCACTATAATAAGTCACATATCCGTTTCCACATGCAGGTTCTGGAGAGAATTCGGGCCCAATAACTTCTTCCCACTGGAATGGTCCGGAAGAACTACCATTGTTTACTAATATTGCTGTGTGACCAAGACCAACTCTAGTAGTATCCATGATAGCAATAGTCACTGGATCTAATGGATTGTTGGTATAATCAAAAGTATCAAGAACAGATTGAGTTGTTCTAATTGCTGTGAAAAATGCGTCATTAGCATCAGCGTTTATGGGTTGATCTAATAATAATGATGGAAACTCCGACTTTATTCCCACAGTGAATACAGTAGTTGCAGCTCCAGTAGCTGGAGAACTTACAACTAAAGCAGGACCACTTGTTGATGAAGATATGAAAGATCCTGTAGCATAGTTCCAAACTTCAATTGTATAACTTCCAGTGGAAAATCCAACGATTGTTGTTCCTGGTGTTAAAACTCCGATCTTTTCTATGGAATCTCCTGTATTAATTCCAACAGTTGAACCTATTCCAGTGTGGACAATGATAGTTGATCCAAACGCAACAGTTCCACCAAACTCTACAGAGTTGATGGTAATTAAACTGACTCCGAATCCAACTATATCTGGTAGATTTGCAGAACTGTATAATTGCGGATTATCAATACTATCGGTGATAGTGTCACCCAATAGTAGACTATTGGTTCCTCCGATACTAGTTACAGCAAGATTGGTTGCACCATATCCAGCACTACCAGTAAACTCTGCAACAATATTAGAACCATAGTCTTGGTTTTGTGGTCTTCTATAATACTTTACACCATACTTATTATAATCAATCTGAACGGCAGAATTTTTTCTTGCAGTATATGTGTAAGTACTATAACTACTTGTCAATCCAACTTGATATGTGTTTGATGCAGTTAGTACCCAAATCAGATCAGTTTTGCAACCATTAGATATTCTGTTGTCATATGCAGTTTTTACCGAACTTATCGCAACATTAATCTCATCTACCAATGGTAGAATTGATCTGTCCATATTTTCAATAATTGCATCGTATTGATCTATACGGACATCATAAAGTTGAAGTTGATCTCGGATCATCTCAACTTCAGCTCTTCTTTGTTCTAATTGTTCTTCCAGTTCTGCAACAAAATTAGTTGATATCATCTTTCTCTATTTGTAATTTTTCAACGTCAATTCTTTCAGCATATACAACATAACTACAATTTATTGGTCCTCCTGCATTATTTACCACATTTATTCTTCTTCCCCACTCTATATTTTTTACAAATAATTCTTGATAGAACTCGTGTGGTGTCAGATGTACGGTAATTGTTTCTGGATCAATTAAATTAACCCAATAATCAGGTAATTCTATCACATTACTTCCTACAAGTTTACCTCTATGATAAACACCTATCTCTGGACCTTCAATACATGCATGAATTAGTCTTTTCCCTGGTTTGTTGGGGTGTGGAATATCAAACTGTTTAAACGGAGCAGCAACACCTGCAAATTGTCCGTAATTTGCCTTAATATAAGAACATAGAATTGCTTGTGCTTTAATAAGTTTTGCAGTACCTACAGACTGCATTACTTTTGCACCAGCAGTCTGTTGGACTCCTGCTTTGGTACTTAGTCCCAAAGATGTTGCAAGGGCTTTCTTTACACTGATTCCAGTCTTAATAGTAGCTCCACTAGCATTAGTGATCGCAAATCTGTTGATAACACCAGTTAAATTGATGTTCCCGACAAAGTTAGAAATACCAGTAACTTCTAAAGATGCAGGTACTCCCAATCCAATAGGAGGACCAATCATACAAGCAGCTCTTGCAACACCAGCAGATGCAACAAGTCCAATATAAACAGGTCCGTTTAATACGGCAGTACCTGGGAAAATTCTAGAAGTTGCAGTTAAAAAAGAAGTATCTAATGCACCTACTACTAACTTATCACCAATATGTTGAATTGAAAATGTCATCTATCACTCCCCACATTCTAACCATTTTTTAAATTTTTGTAAGACTTTCATAATTTGACCCAAGAAAGATCCCTGTGTAATATCAGTAATTACTCCACCACTAGCAGAGATACCAGCAGCAGTTTCTACAAAGTTTCCTCCAATTGCTGCAGTTGCTGTGGCTACTGTGTCAATATTAGTTCCCTTAAAAGTTTGTTTTGGAGCATTAGTTGCGATCTGTTTTGCAGCATTTATCGTAACTTCTCCTTCTCCATCATAAGCAACAATTCTTATATTTCTACCTCTAAGAATTATATCACCATCCAAGGCATCTATTATTATATCTCCATTAATGGTTCGGATTACTTTAGCTGGTTCTCCCTCTTGACAATCCTCGCCACTTAATTCGTAAGAAGTCTTATAACAAATATCAAACTTCATTCCGTCCGTAGTGTAGTGATATCCTTGATTATTGTCTGTAAACATCGAATAATCAATTGTCCTCCCAGCACCATCTGGAACACCGGATTTAGTAGTAAACCCCGGTTTCTTTTCATAAAATTCTTTTGGTTGTTCTGACATTTTAGCAATCGTCGCAACAGAGGTTTACATTAATAATTTGGTCAGTTGTCAATCCAACTCTTGAGTTTGGATTATCTACAATAAATTGTGGAATATATCTTAGAACAGGTCTTAGAACTGCTCCTTGACCAGTATTAGTATTTATTGTTGGTACAGGAAGCTCTCTGAACTCTGACTGACAAGAACTTGCGGATGTTATTCCAATTATTGATCCATTCGGAGTTAAAATTGGAGAATATGCACAAGACCCAATATTAATAATATCTCCACTAGTATAACCAATTCCTGGTGAAGTTATAACAATATTAGTTACTATTCCTACAGGAATTGAAGAAATTCCAACTCCACCTCCAGTCGTGCCTATTCCAGTTCCTCCACTTGTTGTACCTATTCCCGTAGTACCATCAGTCAATCCGACACCAAGATTGGTCTGACAATAACCACTTCCTGGAGAAATGATATAGATCGATTCTATATTTCCGTTTTCATTGATTATTGCACCAGCTTGAGCGCCCGATCCATATCTTGAATTATCTAGAATAGTTATACTTGGATTTTGTGTAAATCCCCTTCCAGCATTTAAGACTCTTATTGCAAGTATGGATCCCCTTGTTGGTTCAATAACTGCTACAGCGGAGGCACCAATCCCAGTTCCAGTAATTACTACTTCTGGTGGGACACAACGATAGAACCTCACTCCAGGAGGCATAGGAGTCATATCTTCTTGAGATGTTGGATTTACTATCCTTTCCCTACAATCTCTAAATGGAGTGGCTGCAGAACCATACATTGACAATAGACCTGTCCATTCATCTACAGAATCCCCAAGTCCACCTAGAATATCAATCTTACCAATTGCTTCTGCCCAATCATCGGTCTTGGGGAATTGAATTCCAGCAAATGGATCCCAAGTCTTTACTGGTTTACACTGCAGTCTATCGCATTCTAGGAAACTTAAAATTTGACTTAGATAATTTACAGATCCTCTAATATAAGAGGTTATTTGTCCGATTCCTCCAGTTAACCAATCTATTCCAGACAGAACAGAAGATAATCCACTATCAACAAGATCACCAAGTTTTTCTATTAAACTTGCAGCAACTTCTGATGCAGCACACTGAGGAATGTTGTTCGACTTTCCGATAAGTCCATTCAACATTCCCAGAATGAAATCTAATATTGGTCCAAAAAGTTTCTCAAAAATACAGAAGATTATGTTTATTATATTTTTTGCAGCCTCAGATATTTGTAACCATTGTGGTAATGGAGTTGTTGGTGCAAATGCTCTGAATAAACACCCAATTAATTTAATAATATTATCACGCATACCATTAATGATAAATTTCATTATGGATGCGATTAATCTAGCAACTTTTTTTACCTTTTGACGTATATCTACAACTTTGTTTCTGATCGGATCAATGAATCCCAAAGCAGTTTTTTCCAATCCATTTACAAATCCTATGAATCCTTGTAAAGCTGCTTGGATTTGTGCAATGAAGTTATTCCAACATCCATTGTCTCCTTGAACTGGGCCTGCGTCATAAAATGCTTTAAGTGCTCCCACAGCAGAAGCGTCATCATAAAACAGTTGATCTTGTACTATTCCAGTGAAGTTGAAATTTGATCCAGAATTAGATGATAACGGATTAAAATCAGTACTCAATCCGATTGTACCAGAAGTATCTACACCAAATGTTACTGCTGGTCCTGATGGTACTGTATTTGTTGGTGGTTGATTTATTTTACCTTCTTCTGGTTTTTTTCTCCTGGTTGAAGATGGAGAAAAGGCTCCTTGCATACCAGTAAAAGGTTTGAATCTGGAACTTCTTTCACTCTTTACTAACTCTGGAGTTACTAAATTTTGAACAGAAGTGTTTCTGTAGAAACAGGATACTACTACTGGTTGTTGGGCCTCATCACCATCTAAGAAAAATCCTAAAACGGATTCTCCACCAACTAGGGTTGGTAATTTACCAAAACCACCCTGTCCTGGAGCACCATCTGAAGCACTAGTTAGAATGTGTGCCCAGGGAAGATCCTCATCAGGAAGAATGTTTCCATCAAAAGTATGATAACCAATGATTCGGACTTTACATCTATAAGCCCAACTTCCTTTAGCGTCTACTCTGGATTTCTCATTACGCCAAACAGATGGATCAGCGACTTGGCCAATCCACCAAACGAATCCATCTTTTCCAAGAAAGTTTGACTTTAGTAAAGATTCTTCAATCATCAGTCGTCGTATACTCTACATTCTAGGGCGTCTGGATGGGTGTCGCAATATAACTCAAGTGGAGTTGGATCATGTTCATCCTCTGGATGAGCATCATGATATTTTTCCAAATCAGTGAGTTCTCCCTCAATATGACGGCGCATTTGTGGAGAAATCGTTGCATCATCAAGGATTTCTTTATCTTTTTGAATGTGTTTTTGAATGTTTTCCATAGTATCAATTAGTAAAGGCCGTAAGAATCTCTAACTAATTTTAGAGAGGTGACCATTGAATTTGGTTCAAAGTGGTGTCGCAATTCTTTAATAAGATATTTTCCACTTTGTTGTTCATCTACTGTGGGACTTTTTGCTACAACTTTTGGAAATTGAGCTTCTATTACCCCACCAGCTTTCAAATTTATGTTACATGGTACTACCATATTTAGTGACTGAGTGAACAGCAAGTTATATCTTGAAAATGATTTTGCCATGTCAACATTATCTCTTCCAGAATCTCCTGCAATATCATTTGGATCCAAAGTTCCTTTATCACTTGTTCGATAAAGTATCCTTGACGGAGATTCTTCGAATCCGGATGGAATTACAAGTTCATCCTCATTACCAAGTTTACTCCTAATTTCGTTTTTTAGATAGTATGTGTACAAATCTAACGTATTTGTGTATAAATCATAAAAATACGTTTTGTTTGCATACATTCCAACTCTCAGAGACTTCATTAAGTCTACATTTTTTTCTAGATTATAATTTATAATACTAAAATTTGCTTGAGAATCATTAGATTCATATGCACTGTTATAGAAGTAAGTTGCAAGAGTATTACCAGTTCCAGATGTTGTCGCAGATACCATGCGATCTATACTTCTAAAATTAAATCCGTCTTTAGTCTCATAGAACAAATATCCAGCAACACCTCTTGCTTCGCTTCCTCTAGCTCCAGAGTTCCCCGTTGATGGAATTCCTTTAGGGCATAACCAAGTTAATATGTGGAATGGTTTTTTCTGGTTTCCAATAAAACTATATGCATTTGATGTTGACTCTATATTTGCACGATCAAACTTAGTGGTCTGTAAGTCATTTTGTAAGATATCTATAACATGTTGATCTATACTTACCTTCCCATATTTCTTTTGGCATCTTATAGTTTCATTCGTTAAACCTTCTCTCGAAACTAGGTGTAGGGTGAATTGTTCTGACGTACCATCAGAAGTATATCCACTGACTTTGTAAACATACATCGCATATTCATCTTCCAAGATGAAATCTCCTGCAGCTGTACTTACATCAATGAGTACTTTTTCGCCACCTCTGATTGGGAGGGAGTTTAGAATGGGGTTACTTGATGTGACATCAATTGTCATTGTAACACAGGGCGATAAGATGTCTTCAAAGTAGTCCATTCCAAGAATACTGTTTGTTATATCAAGTCTTTTAGTGCCTTCTTTGGCTAAAATTTCTACTTGATTGTATTGTAAACTGGATACATATTGCGACATATCTTACGTGCCCGAGAGATTGGTTAATAACATTGTCTTCATTAGATTATTTAACACTGCAGATTGGGGGGTAGAAGGCATGACCACTGTTTGTGATCCACCAGAACCACTGGATATAACGACAGGCGCTTGTTGACCCTGACTAATAGGCATTAAAACAACACTTTGTTGTACTGTTGCGTATGAAGGATATTGTTGTACCTGTTGTGGTTTAGTCGCTTGTTGTGGAACTGATTGTATTTGAGATTGTGGCGTTACTTGTTGTTGGGCAGATATAATATCGGGAAGATTTCTTGCATATTGAACTGCAGCAGATGTTTGACTTCCAACAACCCTTCTTCCTTGAAGCTCACTACCAGCGATTCTTACTGCATTACTGTCCCCAACAAATTCTGCACCTTTGTATTTTTCTCTGATTGCCTTTGCACTATCCATCGTCAAGTGAAGTGGATCAGATGAACTATACATACCCTTCTCTACCTGAGCACCACCCATCTTTGCAGCCTCAACCGAAGCTTTATGTGCAACAGCATATGCAGATTCATTTGGTGGAACAATAATTGGAGTATATCCTTTCCTCCTTAGATCATTGATAATTTGTAAAGTGTCTTGTTTTACTTTTTCTGGATCATTTGAAGTGTTGGTTCCCGTTGCAACAACTGCATATTTACCTCCAGTTTGACCCATTACCCCTGTTTGGGAAGTTACTTTTGGTTTTACTTGAACATTTCCACCGAATCTGAAATACTTATCATCATTATTTCCCGCTGAGGGATCTACTGAACCAGATCCTGCAGGTGCATATTCATAGTGTAGGTGTGGTCCTGTTGAATTGCCAGATCCGTATGCACCCTCTGCTCCTCCACTGTATCCTATTAAAGTTCCCGGTTCTATTTTTTGGCCTTGAGATACTGAAGCTCTACTTAAATGTAAATATCTTGTATGCGATCCATCTGTGTGGTCAATATAAACAGATAAATTGCCACCACTGTCCAATCCACTAAAAGCAACTGTTCCTGGTTGAATAACACTAATCGGAGTTCCTACATTTACCGGATAATCTATTCCATAATGTTTTCTTCCCCAACGGTTACCATATGGTGAACCTCTTTTTGAACTTGGGAGTGAGCCACCAGATACCGAGTAGTCTCCAGTTTCTCCAGTTTGTTGATTGTTATTTACCAACTCTGGGGTTTCTGGTTCTAAAGGTTGCTCATCAGATTCTTCATCAGCATCAGTACCTTCATAATCCCCCGTAGTTGGTCCCAACAATCCCCTAGCAGTTATTTGTTCGAACCTATAAACCACTGAATCAAACTTTGACATTACATCGGATATCGTTACTTGAGTTGCAATTGCTGCCTGTTGTTTTTGTTTTACTTCCTGTTCTTTTAATTTTCTTTCCGTCTTTTCTTTTGCAATTCCTTCACCGGTTTCATATGCACGATCTCCAACCCAACCACCAGCCATGCCTCCAAGGGCACTACCTACCATAAAACCTACCCCAGGGATGGGAATGAGTGCCTGACCTATTGCTCCACCAAGCAAACTTCCAGCAAGTGCTCCTCCAGCACCTGCAGCTGCTTTACCTACAGACTCTCCTTCCGCAAGACCAGTTGCAAAGTCCAATCCCGCAAAAACAGCATTAGCAATTCCCAAAGCTCTGATGCCACCAAATCTTACTTTAGCTCCTTTAGGTATTGGTTTTCCTGCAGGAGTATTTGGTTTTACTTTCCTATTTCCACCAAAAAAGTCCCCAACAAAGGATGCAGCATCAAGAGCACCACTTGCTAAACCACTCAGTAAATTTCCACTTCTACCAAAAGACGCATTTACATTAGCGGATAAAGCTTTTTTAAGTTTTTTCTCATTAAACTTAATGGATTCCAAACCTTTTGTTTGGACTTCCATAAATCTCAAAAAATTAGCAAAAGAATTTTTACCTCGATTCAGTCCAGATTTGGAACGATTGAGTTTTACTATATTATTTGCTGAACTTAGTAGGGAAGATGATATTTGCATTATCCGTCAACAATGTTATATACAATTCTTGAGTATAATGTAAGGAAATTATCTGCATTTCCAGAAGGCAAGAATGGTAGAGGTTGTTTACTACCTCCACCTCCACCTGCAACAACTGGTTGTTGTGATCCTTGTTGTCCTCCAATAGGAACAACGGTCACCTGAGGAGCACTGGAGACTGGGATTACTGGTTGTGATACTTGTTGTGCAACTTGTTGTTGAGTTTGTTGTTGAGTTGATGCAGGTGTTATCCCTGGTTGTTGTACCGCAGCAGCTTGAGCAGTTGCTTGAGGAGTAGTGGGTGAACCTTGGGCTTTAACCAAATATTGATCATATCGTTTCTTAGCCTCGGCATAAGATATTTTTCTCATCCCTTCCCACGCCGGCATACTCCCAGCTATTCTATAATTTTTTTCATCAAGTGGTTTATTGGGATCTCCACCAAGAGCCACTTGGTGAGCTAATGCAATTTTATCTTGATTTTCTGGACTATACAAGTCTGTTGGTTTAAGACCTGCAGCAGCCATTACACTCTTCATTGTATCTGGGTGGAATTGATATCTACCAGCAGCATTTGAAGAAAATCCACCATAACTAATTTTTCTTCCACCAAATCTTTGTGGCAAAACTCCATATGTTCCAGCTTTAGGAGCACTGTATGCCATATCATATACTTCTTGGAAAGTCATCTTTGTAAGTTCTGGAACTTCTTCACCTCCGACGACTGTATTATATGAACCAGCTTCTGTTGATCCCACTGTCGCTAAGAATGCTTTTGCTTCTGGAGTATCCGCACTAATTTGAGATGGATCTACAGTCCGCCCAGGTCCGGCGCCTGGTGCAGACGAAGGCGATGTAGATGGTTTTGCAGCAGTTGAAGATCCAGAAGATGAACTTGATTGTTTTTGTTCGGGTTTTGTGTTAGCTAAAGAATTTATAGCCCTAGAAAATCTGTCAAGAATTTCATTAAACTTATCTAACATTGGGCCAGACAATCCACCACCAGTTTCTGTTGGAACCGCTTCAACATCTTGACCAACTTTTGCAAGAGCACTTGTAGCAAGAGCCGCTCCACCTCCAGCTAGAGCAGCACCACCCAACATCATACCAGGGCGTCTTCTCATTGCTCTCATTAATCCGCCTGGAGCACTCTTTTTTAGTCCCCCACCAGGTACTCTAACATCTAAATTTAATCCACTTCCACCAGCACTCGCAGTTGGTAAGGTAGATAATTGATCTACGATTCTAATTATTGTTCTTCTTATTTTTGTTGCAACATCAAATGTTTCTGCAAAAACTTTTTGCAGACTTTCCAAATTATTAGCTAAATTCTTTACGTTATTTGGATTAGCAAAGAATCTAATATAGTCAATCGCATTTCTATATAATCCCAGGAAATTCGATAGAATTTTACTGGGATTTGCAGAATCTATTTTATCAACTTTCTCTCTAAATCTTTTACCTAAATCTCCTAATCTTTCAGTTACAAATTGATTTACGTTCTGATTAATAGATTGGATTCTATTCTCTACATTTGTAAGAATATTTGATGATAATGTCTTGATTATTGATCCCAAGTCTGGTGCCTGAGGAGCAACCGCTGCTGCACCTCTCTGAAAACCTACGATTTTATTAGCAGCACTTGCAACAACTGTAGAACCAAGTGGAGCCCCTCCAGAAATAAAATTCTGTACTTTTTGTGGTGTAACTCTTCTCTCTGGAGCTATAACTCCAGGATTAAGCGGGGAACTAATTGCCACGATTTGCTGCCTGTTGTGCCTTTAGATTTTCTTCTTCAATATGTTGTCTCAATAGGGCAAGATAGATATCTCTTTCCCAAGGCATCAAATTTTCAATCTCAGTCAATGAGTATTTATGGAACTGCATGAGAGCGAAGTTAATACGATAATATGACTCAAGATCAATATGAGCCATGATCAACCGAAAAAACTTGTTAGACCCTCCAACGTTACTGTATTCTCTGCTTTTGTCTTTGGATTTGTAACACTAAATGTATGAGAAAGTTTAGGCATAGTTTCAAAGAACCCTTCAATCTTTTTAAATTGTTCTGAGTTCATACTTTCGATAAACTCAATCAACTCTTTCTTTGTGCAATCTGAAGCTGCCCATGCCTCTTCACCAGAAAAAATTGAATCAATACATGAAGAGATGATATCAAAAGATCTTTCGATGGTTGAAACAGATTCTCCACCAGTAGTAAAATCAAAATTGTTTTTAATGAATTGATCCAGAGAAGGATATTTCATTTTAACTACAATGTTATCATCAATTCTAATTTCCGTAGTGTGTTCTGGATCTTTCTGTACTTTTACTTCATCAACAAAAATTTTTACTGGAACTTGAGTTTCCCCATCATCGGAACAAGTTACTACAAGATCAATAGCTTCACCTACAGATTTTCCACGAACATTAAGGAAGATATATTCAATATCAAATGATGGAAGATCTTCAATCTTCACTCCTCTTGTTTGAATACAATCTTTTAAAACAGACTTGATTGCAAGTGTAATCTGTTTAACATCTTGGCTTTCGAGAGCAAGGATTAGAACTTTCTCTTCTTTTACTAAAAATGGTCTATATTTTATTGGTTTTCCAGTAGAAGGCAACTCAAGTTCATAAGTTGGCGTAGAAATCTTTGGTAATGGCATTTAAAATAACGAGATCAGTTAAATTTATTTATTGAGGATTTGAAGAGGTATTACTACTCCTCAAGTTTTGAGCAACATCTTGTTGTGCGATTTGTTGACCTTCTGCAATAGTTGGGGCATCATCCTTTCCACTAACCCTAGTTCCTGCATGTCTTTGTACAACATATCTGTCATAAGAAAATGTAACGGATGTTTTTGTCACAGTACTTCCTTCATAAGAAACTGGCAATGCAGTCAATTGTGTTGGGAAAGCATTGATAAATCTATACGTCAACATTGCAGGAGTTTCTGAAAAAGCTCTATCTGGTAGAGAATTATCTACTAAAATATTTCTTTCAAATTTGGTTACGGACAAATCTCTCTTATATGATTCCGGGTATTTTACTCTATAGTAATTATTTTCAGTTAATGCAGATCTTCTTGATGTACTTCCTGAATCCAATGGTTCATATTGAACCCCATTAGTACTATCATAAAGAGGATTCATAAAGTTTAACCACTCTTCAAACATGCGTATGATTCCATAATCAGAATCGACATAAAATTCTAGTGTTAAATCGGGAAACTGTCTGATAACAGCAAATTTTTCAGAAATTCCCTGTCTACTCCCAGATTCTTCAACTGTTGAGAATGATGACCCTGGAAGAGTTGCACTGTGACACATGAATTCATACTTTAAATTATTAATAGAATCGTTAAATATTCCACAATTTATCAACCATCTATTTACGTCATCAAATCCAATATCTGTAGTACCAAAAAATAGAGAAACCTTAAATTGGCTTGTTTGAGACAATTGACCAAAAAGATCTTGAACACTGGGTAGTGAAGATCTGAAGTCATTAGTTTGTCTGGGTTGTGTCATCCTAAGGTAAATAGGATCAACCCTATATGGATTTGATGGATAATCCGGTCTAAATGCCTCAGGCATTGATAAATATTTCTTAAGGTCTATACTATGTATATGAGTTATAAGGGTAAATTCCGTCCAGAAAACCCTAAAAAATATAAGGGTGATCCTACAAATATCGTCTATCGTTCTTTGTGGGAAAGAAAGTTTATGCGTTATTGTGACTTGAACGAAAATGTAAACCAATGGCAGTCCGAAGAATTTTGGATTCCCTATCGTTCACCTCTTGATGGTAAAGTTCACAGATACTTTCCAGATTTCTTTGTAAGGTATAAAGATAAAAATGGAAATACACGAACAGTCGTGATAGAAATTAAACCGAAAAAAGAAGTAGAGATGCCAGAACAGAATCCTAAAAGAAGGACTAAGGCCTGGGCATATAAGGTTCAGATGTGGGTTAAGAATCAAGCAAAGTGGGAAGCAGCAAAAGAATACTGTGCAGATCGTAACTATGAGTTCCGAATCATGACAGAAGAGGATCTTGGTATATGAGTTTCGACGGCATATTCCAACCTGGAGAAGGTTTTGGATACGATCTAATCAAACAAACTAAAGGAAAAAATGTAAAGAGTGACTGGTACACGGGTCAACTTAGGCAGTACCTTGGTGAACTTGAACAATTTGACGTTAACGAAATTGATACTGGCGGCATAGAAGTTGGTAGGTTATATCTCTTCATTTATGGGGCATCTACTCCTGGACTAAAGTTTTATGATACTCAACCTTTGGCTTACATTACAGAAGTAAACTTTAATGCAGGATACTTTATAGGAACGAATTTACACTATTTGAATAGAAAATATCGTGAAGGAGTTGCAAAAGGTCTAATAAATAATCACAGCACCATAGGTATACCTCGAAATACTATTCATCGTTATTCTTTTTCTGGAGTTAGTGGGGGATTTTTAAGAGTTCCAGAAAAAGATTGGCCTTCCGTTGCACTATTGCCCACTGAAAAATTTGTTGATAACAGAGGACAACCTTTCCCGAATCACAAAGCCTGGAGTAAACCGTAAGTGGCATATCAAACCGTACAACGAACATTCTTTGAATATAATGGGGTTAACTATGATCTTCAGTATGACTCCACAAATGGTAACGTTCAATTAATTCAACAAGGTAGTCCATCAGGAACTGCGCCAATTTATTATGACGGTGGATTTACGACATCGGGAGTTGGATTAAATATACCGACAAGTACACAAAACGTTTTACATGAAGATATAAAAGATAAAATACAAGCGGCTTTCACTTCCGGAGGAGGAAGAGCAAATAATCTTGTTCTTGCTCAATGGGTGCAACAAAATAATCCACCAGGAATAAATGTTCCCGTTCCCGCTCAAAATCCTACTAGTGGTCAGAATACTGGAACGGGTATTGGAGGTCTTCTCAATACTGCATTAAGGCCTGGTTCATCAATACAAGGAGTGGCAGTAAACAATGATATTTGGAATTCTGCAAATGCGTTGAGATTGTTCCAACCAAGTAAAACCAAACCAACTTTTAAATATCCGTTAGATCTTGCTGTTAATAAACAAGATACCATGGTCATAACCGCTCATAGATATGTGCCAGTCAATGCTGATTTATTGACTCAGGATAACTTTGGATCAATTCTTAGAGAAGGTTTACTGAGAGGAAGAGATAGTCTTGAAGAGATTATTGGAATGGTAACTTTTCCTATGCCTATGGGCATTATGGAACAGAAGAGTATCAATTGGGGACAGGGTGAAGGTATAAATCCAATAAATGCAGCGGTAGGTAGTAAGTTTGCTAATAATAGTATGGCTGCAATGGGCGGTGCCCTTGCTGGGGGAACTGTGGGAACTCTATTAAAACAGGTATTGGGTATAGGTCCTGGAGCCATGGGTGGGGCTAAAGCGGGAGCTCAGGGACAACTACTAATGGAAGGACTTACTGCAACTTCGGGTTCTACTGCTGGTCAAGCATTAATTGGTTCTGCATTGGTAGATAGAATTACTAATATGCTTGGTTATGGAATTTCAGCCGAGACTATTTTGGCCAGAGGTGCTGGGGTAGTAAGTAATGATAACATGGAGTTGTTGTTCAATGGCCCCCAACTCAGAAATTTTCAATGTGCTTTCAGACTTACCGCAAGAAGTAGAGAAGAGGCTAAAGAAATTAGAACTATCATTCGTTTCTTTAAACAAGTCTCCTCTCCCAAAAAAATTAGTGGAGTTGCTGGAAATAGATCACTATTTCTAGGCACCCCAGATGTCTTTAAAATTAAATTCTTGACTTCTGGTGGAAAAGAAATAGAGGGTGTTGCAAGATTTAAAACTTGTGCATTAACTTCTGTGCAAACAGATTATACTCCGGATAGATATTGGGTGGCTTTTGATGATGGTCAACCAGTTTCTACCACATTAGCTCTAACGTTCCAGGAACTAGAACCAATTTACGAAAATGATTATCAGGAAAGTATTTTGGATTCTAGGACGGATTTAAGACCAGTAGGCGATACTTCAGTAGGTTACTAATATGGGATACTTTCAAGAATTTCCAAATATAGAATACGTCAATAGATTTCCTAATGCGAAATCTAATGATGAGGTAACTGTTGCCAAAAATTTATTCAAAAGACCTAAAATGAGAGGAGATATTCTCCCCTCAGCAGTGCAATTCGAATATTATAATATTGAAGATGGTGAAAGACCAGAACAAATTGCAGAAAAAGTATATGGCAACCCCGAATTAGACTGGGTAATTTTAATAGCAAATAATATTATTAATATAAACGAAGACTGGCCATTAACTGAAGCACAACTACCCCAGTACTTACTTAAAAAATATGGTTCCGAATCTAATCTAACACAAATACGTCATTATGAGACTATAGAATTAAAAGACTCGTACAATAGAACTGTTATTCCTGGTGGATTGCTTGTAGATGAGGCCTTCTATCTGGCACCAGAATTCGAAACTCAAGATACTGTCCCACCAGGAATCACTTTCCCACCGATTTACTTGAATCCAATAGTTGGAATTGCAACCGTTGGATTATCAACTTTCCCTGGTTTTGAAGATACAGTTGGAAGCATATCAGTAACTGAACCAGGTAGAGGATACACGGAAACTCCAACTGTACTGATCGGAGATCCAACTCTAAGCGCTGATGCTTCAGCGACTGTAGGTATTCAAAGTTTCTATGTTAGTAGTCTTACTGGACTGACCGTTGGAGCAGGATATGTTACTCAACCGGATATAACGATTGATGCTCCGCCAGTGTCAATTCAGGGTATCGCAACTTGTGGACTTGGTACTGGTGCAGAAGAAAGTTTAGTAAAAACAATCTATCTAGATGAACCTGGAATTGGTTATGGATTAACCGCTCCAACCGTTGTATTCGATCTACCAAGAAACTTTATTTCTGGTGCATCATACAAAAACGAATCTGCAATTTCCGTTGGATCTGATCTGGATGGTATGTATGTGAGATCAGATGGATTTAAAGTTTATACTTCAAGTGGAACTGGATCTCCTCTCCTGAAATCCTTCAGTTTATCCAGAGCTTGGGACGTAACCACCCTTGTTAGTGAAGGATCTCTCGACGTGAGTTTAGTATTTTCTTACTGTAGTGGAATCGAATTCTCTCCTGATGGAGCTAGAATGTATGTCACTGGAGGAAAGAGTGGGGCGTTCTTTGTTGCACAATACAATCTAGGAGTTGCATGGGATCTAACCACCGGAATCTATGTTAATCAAACTACATTGCCTTCTCCAGGTGGAGTTAGATTGAGAAACAATGGAACCAGATTGTATAGTTTGAACAGTAGTTCTCCAGATTCCATCGAAGAATATGTACTAAGTACACCCTGGAACGTTACTACAAAGAGTCTTTTAGCAACTCACAATATCCAAACTCCAACTGGAGATAACCAAATTCTTGGATTCTCATTTAACCAGGATGCAACCAAGATGTTTGCAACTGGTGTGGCTAACGCCAGTTTATATGAATTTAATATGGATAGTGCTTATGACTTAAGTACATTAAGTTATTCAAATAATGTTTATGTTGGTGATAGAATTCCAAACCCATCAGACGTATTCATAAGCACCGACATTACTGCACTATTCATTGCTGGTGGTACGGGAAATAAAGTTTTCCAATATAATATTAATGTAAGAGCAAAAGGATTTGCACTTTTAAACGAATATGGATCTATATCCGATATTACAATAACAAATCCTGGTTTAGGATATACTATTGCACCAGTTGTTAATATAACTGCACCATCACCTGCAGTACAAGCAACCGCAGTTGCAAATATGGCAGGTGGATCTGTCGTAAATATAACGATAACAAATGCAGGATTTGGATACACATCTATTCCATCAGTAGGAATAACTACTGCTCCATATTATAGAAGAGCAGTTGGAATTGCAAGCATGGTTGATGGAAGAATAGTTGGAGTTTCTATCTTAGATCCAGGTAAAAATTACTACTCAGCTCCAGCAATTACATTCTTTGGTAACCAAAGTGAAATTTTAAATGTTCAAATTGATCAGAAATATTCTCAAGCAGACAGAACTTGGAAATGGAATGGTACAGAATGGCAAGAAAAAGTAACTGATGAATTTGAGTATTTGGATGGCCAAATAATTAAAACTGCGGTAGGTTCTCAAATTGCACAACCAGTTACTAACTATGAGTATGAAATATCCTTGAATGAATCAAAAAGACTTATTGTTATACCAAAACCAGAGTTTATTCCAATTATTCTTAAGGATTTGAAGGGAATGATGAAGTATTCCATCTCTTCTTCTAAAAAGAACGATAAACTTAAGAATACTTATAATCCAAAACTTAGTGGGGTATAAAAAAATCCCTGACCTTCAAAAAAGCCAGGGAAATTTTTTCTTATTTTAACGACAGGGGACTCTAAAAGAGTCTCTCCATCTTCTTACATATCCAGGACGATATATGTCTCCTGGTACATATTCTTCTTTATAAACTTCTTTTGTACAAATTTCAGACTCTCCCCGATAATGAGGTCTAGGACGATAATAGTGGTGATGATCACCTCTAAAAGGTTCCCAGAATTCTTTCCAAGTAATGGCTTGAGCTGGACTTGAAAAAGAGATTAGTATTATCAGAGGGAGAAGTCTTTTCATTTTATCAGGACTCAGCGAGTCGTTGGAAGTAACTCAGAGCATCATCTGCATCCTCATCATCTTCCTCAACACGAGCAGCGGGTTTGGAGATCTCAAAGGAAGGAGCAGAACGCTTCTCAGAGTAGTCTCCACGACGTTCGGCTTCCCATTGTTGATCCTCTTCAACCGTCTCAGCATCTTGACGTTGAGGAACAGGTTTGGCACCCAGAACATAGTCCAGACGCTTCTTCAGTTCATCATAAGTCTTGAAGTTAGATGCAGCACTGAACTCATTCAGATCGTTCAGATTCTTGTAGATACGTTCCAGTTTGTCATCATCATCCAGAAGGGCATTAGGACGATCAAACTCGGACTTATCATAGTTCCAGTAACCTTCAACCTTACGAATCTTCAGTTTGAAGTTAGCACCAGTCCAGAAGTCAAAAGGATTGATGGCTTCTTCATCTGCAAACTGAGGTTGCATTGCTTCGGTGATCTTGTCATAGATCTTCTTACCGAACTTATACAGGAACACACGACCCTCGTTCTCGGGGTGTGCAGGATCACTCACCACATAGATGTTAGCGTAGTAGGAGAGTTTGCGTTTCTGTTTACGAGCAATCTCCTTGTCACGATCAGAACCACTATTCCACAGAACACGGTTATGTTCGGACACAGGATCCTTCTGACCGAGAGTGGTCAGGGAGTTCTCAATATACCAACCACCAGGGCCTTGGAACGCATGGCTCCAGACTTGTGCCCAGGGAAGTTCACATCCTTCAGGCGCAGGAAGGAATCGGATCACTGCATAACCGTTACCAGCCTTGTCAACTTCAGGCTTCCAGAAACGTTCATCAGCTCCACCACCTTCACCACTATTCAGTTTTTCTACTTTCTTGATCAGTTTTTCAGTCAGCGAACCAGCACGGGACTGTTTCTTAAGATCAGCAAAAGACATTTGTATTTCTCCGTATTGAGTGTATTTGGCCTTTGGGACGACTTTAGTTTACCGTGGTAGACCGGGGATGTCAAGCCCCATTTTATTCAGTCTTTGGGCATTTCCTCTGGGTTTTCCAGGGCGACTTCAAAGAGAAGTGGGTGACACATCTCATCAATTAGATAATTTGACCAACGATACATATCGTCGGTTGTGTACTCGTAATTATTATTTGCTTCTAACTGTATGTAGGGATCCTGTTGCATTATTAACGGAATGTCATCAAATGTAAAAGGAATCCCATTTATGAAAAACATATCTACAATCTCACCATTATGGTAGCAATATGAGGAGGTGATTTTGTAGTTGTACGACATCTTACATATCTGCGATTTTGTCTAAACGATCCAGAGTTTCTTCCATCTCTGAAAATAAATCATTAACGTTGTTTCCATCAAATCCAAGGAACTCTGCGGCATCTTGGATTCTTTGTTTCATTTCTAATGCTTCGGGATCATCAGAAAGAGAGAGACGGAAGTAAAGGTTCTTCTGTTTCTCTAGAAAAGTTCTCATCAATTCAACGTGTTCTCTTTTTTGTTCCCTACTCATTATAGGGGCTTTGAAAGTATCTTCAATAATTTTTTGTTGAAGTTGTTCCATCTCTTTGACGGCTTCTCTTACAATCTCGGATTCAAAAAATCCACTCACAATACGATCTCCTTTAGTGTCTGAGTATACTTTTCCTTATCAATATTTAGGAAGGATTTGTATTTTTTGATGCGTAAACTGACGGATTCCCACACTGGATCTAAGAGTTGTTTATCAAAGTTTTTAGAAAACTTAAGGATCATATCCATTATAACAAAAGTTTCTATAGATATACCTTTTTGCAGGTATTTCTTAAGAATCTCTGGGTGTGATGAACCTTTGATGGCGAAAAGATCTTCAAAGGTATCCTTATGTAAGAATACCTCAGACTCTGTTTTGAAGAGATAGAAGAGACTTTGAGATCTTTTCAACCAGTTAGAATAATTTTTTTCACCTGACTCAATAATTTCACCGATCCATAGTTTAGAGGGATCATCACATTCTACAAAATTTGCCAGGAAGTATTGTTTGATCTCGTCATCAGATTTCTGACGAGACATTCGTTCAAAGAAGTAACGAT